CCGAAATGGAATCTCGCGCACTGTGCTGGTGGAAAATTTGGAAGCCGATCCTGAAACAGCTGATCGAGACTTCTCCAGCAAAACCCGGAGCGCAGAAAGAGCCGGAGCGAGATCAAGAAACCGAGGCAGATCCGGCATGAAATATTCCCTGAGCGCCTCGATGGTCGCGGCAACCCGTCGAGCCAGTTACCTGTTCCCGCGCGTGACAGTTGTGCGCGGGTATGAATATGAGAAGTGGCGCGGTACCTGCGAAGCCATTCGAACAGCCTGTCGTCGCTCATATCAGTTATTCGGCCATTGCGAAAACCCCTTCCCCGCCGGAGATCTGCGCCGCTGGGAGTGGATTGAAGAAACGCTGGCAATTGTGCGCGAACGCTTGCAACTGGTAATGCGAGATACGGCATGGGCCGAGCCTGATGCAGTTGTTCGGTTGGGAGCGGCGAAGCCAGGCGAAGTGGTGCCATTTCCGGCGCCTCAGCCGAAGCCGGAAGAACAGGAACAGCAGAAGGAAGCGGCGACCTGTAAACGACTAATCAGATGGAACGGAGAGGATGTGTATGTTTGATCTTGAAAAGGAGGTTAAACGGCGATTCCATTACGATCCTGATACGGGACTTTTCACCTACAAAATAAAAGTGAAAAGGATTAATCCTGGTGATATAGCTTCATCTATTTCTAATCTTGGTTACAGGCGTGTTCGTATTTTCAATAAATGGTATCAGCAGCATCGACTCGCGTTTATCGCTATGGGCCACAAAATTCCGGATTTTGTTGACCATATAAATGGCGATCGCTCGGACAATCGGTGGGCAAATATTCGCCCATGCACCAAATCACAAAACAGCATGAATAAGTTCTATATTCTTAAAAATTCAATTAGCGGGATTAGAGGGGTTAATTGGCACAAGACCGAAAGAAAATGGCAGGTCCTAGTTTGCGTATCCGGAAAAAGAATGTCTTTTGGTCTTTATGGCGATATTGAGCTTGCAGAAATGGTAGCCGTTGAGGCCCGGGAAAAATTCCACGGGGAGTTTGCTAATCATTCGGGAGTTAGAAATGTCTAGCGAAATAGTGAAAGTTGAGCAGGCCGCATCTACAGAAATGCAGGCGGTGATGGCGATGGTTGAGCGGGTAGCACTTAATCCGGATGCCGACATTTCCAAGCTGGAAAAAATGCTCGATATGCAAGAGCGTATTCTTAATAGAAACGCTCAACAGGCTTTCACAGCGGATCTTGCAGCAATGCAGTCTGAGTTGCCACTGGTAGGCAAGGCTGGGCGCGGGCACAACAACGCCAAATACGCCAAGCTCGAAGACATCAACGAGGCCATTCGACCAACTCTGCAAAAGTACGGATTTGCGGTCACGTTTCGCATGAATCAGACAGACAAGTCTGTGACCGTAACGGCGCGCCTATCGCACCGCATGGGATACAGCGAGGAAACCAATCTGTGCCTGCCCTTGGACACCAGCGGCAGCAAAAATGCAGTACAGGCTGTTGGATCAACTGTCAGCTATGCCAAGCGCTACGCGATTTGCGCGCTGCTGAATATCTCCACGGGCGATGATGACGATGGCGGCCCACCAAAAACCACAGAGCGTCCGTGCATCACCAATGCGCAGATTAAGCAATTGCGAGATGCGGCGAAGGTTGCGGGCAAAGATGAGGAATATATCTGCAATGCGGCACAGATCCAGTGCATTGAGGATCTGCTACAGGCTCGATTCGGCGGTGCAATGAATCACCTGAAAAGTATCGCGGTGCAACCATGAGCTGCATCTATCTGGAGGCCCCGCAAGGTTCCGAGGCTTGGCTAACCGGCAGAGCCGCGGCAATAACCGCCTCCATGGCCGCGGAATGCCGGAAGCGCCTTAAATCCGGCCCGAACAAGGGGGACTATTCAAAGGCAGCCCATGACTACGCATTCAAACTGGCCGTGGAGCGCATCAGTGGCGAGCTACTGGACGATCCACAGTTTGACCCATGGCAGGCAAGGCGCGGGCGGGAATTGGAGCCAGAGGCGCGCCTATTGTATGAAGAACGGCGGGGCGTCCTGGTTGAACAGGCCGGTCTTGCTCTAACCGAGGACAGGAAATTCGGCGCTTCGGTTGACGGTCTTGTCGGCGATGACGGGGCTGTCGAGATCAAATGCTTTCTGGCCCCGGCAAAGCTCGCCCCGATTCTGCTGTGTGGGGACATTGGAGACTGCGCCGACCAAGTGCAGACGGGCATGTGGATCACCGGCAGGAAGTGGATGGATTTCGTGCTGTATGCGCCGGCACTTTCCTGCATCAACCGGCACTTAATTATCATCCGCATAGACCGGAATGACAACCACATCGCCCAATTAGAAACTGATCTGCTTGAATTCGACAAGCTGGTCGAGCAATACAAAGAAAATTTGATAAGCAATTTCTAACCGCGCCCAGGCGCATCAGTCAGGTGTAACCGTCGGGCCGCTGGTGTAGGCCCTTTTTTCAGAGGAATCACGGTGGATATTTCAAAGCTCCAGCTCAACAAGACAGCGACGGCGGTTAAGGCAGAAGTGGCAAAATTTGTAGAAGAGTTCCAGCGCTGCAAGTCCGCCCCCCCCTCGCGGGTGGCGGTGCGCGCCGATAAATACGACCAGGTACAGCGGGCTGTGCTCGCCGCACTGAGACGGCAGCACAAGGCATCAGGCTCCGACGGCAAGATGCCCACTCCCGAAAAATTAACCATGGGCAAAGTTGAGCTTTACCCGGCCCACTGAGCGAGTCGAGTTATGAGCAGCAAAGAAAAAATGCGCGACGATTTTGAAAAAAAATACCCCATACCAGATGGAATCTTCTGGGATCATGAGCTTGATTATTACACGACAAAAAATGAGGATTTAATATATAACATGGATTGTCAGAACGAGCGTTATGAGATTTGGATGGACGCCCTCACCCACCATCACGCAGAGAGTGAGCCGTCAGCCTGTTTTATTATGTCTGAATCAGGTTATCTGATGGCTGTTTGTTATGACTGCGAAGTGATGGCGAGGTTGATGAAAGACCCCGGTCAGTTAAAAATACAGTGGCTCTACGCCAGCCCCCAACCTGCCGCGCAGGTTCCGTCGGAAGTAGACGCTGGCACTCTCTACGAAGGATCATCAAAGGATACACCCTATATTCACACGCTGAGCTGGGCTCAGGGATGGAACGCCTGTCGCGAGAAAATGCTCAGAGCCACCCCTGCGGCCCCGCGACCGCCGGAGGCAATGGAATCTCAGCCTGATAAGACCGAGAAATATTCTCGGCCAGTTTGCAGAGGATGCTGGATGTTAGGAAATAATTGTGGTCATTGTGAGCGATGTAAAGATACCAAGCCTAAAGCGCCGGAGGTGGAGTGATGCACTTAAAAGCACCATTTGACTACAAAGGAATCCGCTATATACCAGGGCGCCTGGTAAACAACGCGAAAACCGGGAGAACCGGACAGAGATTTTCGGCGCGCCGCTTGTTACCTGAGAGCAGCGAGTTAATCGGGAAGGTCATTGTCTACGCCGCCAACATCAGTCGCCCGGATGTCATTAATGCGTTTGCGGATTTGGTGAATGAATGAGCTGGCTCTTTTCGCAGGCGCTGGTGGCGGAATACTCGGCGGGCACCTGCTTGGATGGCGAACCATCTGCGCAGTGGAACGTGATGCCTACGCCGCAGGGGTTCTGGCGCAACGACAAAATGATCGACTCCTCCCGCCTTTCCCGATTTGGTCCGACGTTACGACTTTTCACGGAAGACCATGGCGAGGCCGTGTTGATGTCGTATCTGGCGGCTTTCCCTGTCAGGACATTAGCGTCGCCGGAAACGGAGATGGAATCAACGGCGAGCGATCAGGCCTATGGAAATCAATGGCGCGCATCGTTCGCGAAGTACGACCGCGATTCGTTTTCGTGGAAAACTCCCCAGTACTCACTTCTCGAGGACTTGGAACCGTACTCGGAGACTTGGCCGAAATCGGGTATGACGCGGAATGGATGTGCCTTTCAGCGGCCGACTGCGGCGCCCACCATCTCCGCGAGAGAATCTGGATTCTTGCCCACGCCGACGACCATAGAGGGGGGCACCCTGATCGAAGCCGTGTCAGCGAGAACGTGGCCAACACCTGCAGCCCGCGACTACCGGAGCCCGAACAAGAAGTCCTACAGCGAGAGAGGTGGTGGAAAGAAGGGCGAACAGCTCCCCAATTCAGTCGGTGGCCAGCTGAACCCGACGTGGGTCGAGTGGCTAATGGGGTGGCCAATCGGGTGGGCCGCATTAGAGCCATTGGCAATGGACAGGTACCACGAGTGGCTGCGGCAGCATTCGCGGAATTATCAAATCAATACCAACTTATAATTGGCTGATATGAGCTCTTTTAAAAAATACATAGCACTATGCTCTACCGCGCGCATTCAGGACGCAGGAACTCGGACGGCCATGCGGGATATTGTCCTCCCAGTTTTGAAACGGGAGGAGGAGTCTCTGCGAGATTGTAGA